TACCTCCAAACACTACCTTCTGCCTGTTAATAGGATCAGCAGGTAGTTTGCCAGCTACAGGCCCAGAAGAGTTGTTTAGCAACACAGTCTCGCCAGCTTTAGCCTCATATTGATCAGCAACTACAGGCACTTCATTATTAGCTTGTATCCAAGTACCCATTAGATTGATTATCCAATTCATATACTGAACTAACGGCTTTTCTATAACCCAACCTAGAGCTTGTTTGACTAGGCCAGGATCATCTTTGTTCGGGTCACCATTAACAAGTTGTGTGTTATCTGTTGCCCAATATGGAAATTTTCTTTCTGCCATGTCATTGGCTCCTGATTAAATTAAATTAAATGCAAACTGATACCCAGCAGGTATAAAGTACTTACGCATGTAGTATATCAAGCTTAGTACCTCTGACGAAGTTTTAGACTCCTCTAGGGTAAGTATGATCCTATTATTAAAGTCTGGTATATAAGAATATCCCACGCTAGTTGATGCATAAGCACCACCTATGCTGGTATCTCCTATTGTGCCAAAGCTATGAGCATCTCCATCTTGATCGAAACCAAACAAATCCCTGTAAGGTATTCTTTCATCAACTCTAAGATGTAACGTAGAAGGTACCTGACCAAGCAAAATAGTTATAACTTCATACATAAAGCTTGCACTATGGAACTCTGCACCATTACATAAGGCTTTAGCCCTCACTGCCCTTCTGTAAATAGGATCTGCTAGCTGTAGTGTAGTTGAGGTTGTAGATCTAAACAAGTCTCCTATACTAGCATCTCCTGATGTACCAAAAGATTCAGCACCTATTTCTTCATCAAAGCCAAAGTTAGTATCTTCAATAGTTATATTTCTAGATATTCCTACTAAAGATCCTAATGTAGCTAATTGAACCCCTTCAGCATACTCTAGTAGTCTACCTAAGTATACTCTCTCTATCTGCTCAAATAGGAAGTCGAACTCAGCTAAGTACGCACTAGCATATGCTCTCATATTAGGACTAGATCTATATTGATCTAACACTAACCTATCATACAGTTGAGAGCCTTTATCGGTAACTACTGTACTATTTAAGTCTTTCTCTTGAAATACTGCCATAAGATCTCCTTAAGATTGGGTGATGCTTATGTTAGATATATCAATAGTTGCGAACTCTATATCACCTATTACTATATTATTAGAGGTCAGTGTATCACCAAGCTTACCAATACTTAAAGAGTTGATTTGAGCACTGCCAAAAGGTGTTATAACACCAAACATATGAGACCATATCACATTCTCACCAGTAACTCTAGTGTTTACATAATCTACAAGAGCGTTCTTTATATCTAACTCAGCTCCAGAGATATCATCACTTAGGAAGGTTAGGTCTAATAGTATCTCAGTAGGTACTGCACTAGACTTAGTGAAGCTAATAGTGTGGGGATTGCCTTGAGAGTCATTAACCACAACAGATGTAGCTCCAAAAGTATATGTACCTAAGCTTTTATACTTCAGTATATGTGTTGCTATCTCTTCATCTGTAAGTACTGTCTCTGTTATAGTTACATGTATAGCACCAGAAGGAGTACCATCAGGTAGAATATTAATAGTATCATTATTTGCAATATCTACTTGACCAACACCTAAGTCTATCAACTTACCCCGTAAAGCATCTGCAACACTTTCAGAAGGATTCATGACAGCTCTGTTCCTATCATTTCTATATTCTTGTTCTGAGACAACAGTAGTTCCTATCTTACCATCAGCTGACTGTAGTATACTAACCCACCCTGTCACTGGAGATACAATAGTATCTAGTGAGCCTGCAAGAATGGGTGTTGGACCTGCTACCAAAGCTATGGCATTAACCGTTGCTGGTATGATAGCATCATGTTCTGTTACATACTTGTTCCCAACAGAGTCAGATACCTGACTAATAGCTGGTACTAAGGTTCCAGATGTCCCTACTAAGTCTATAGCAGCTCTACTTCTGTCTGCATTGTCTTTAATAATACCAGACATAAGGCCAAGATGTTGTAAGCCTTGTCCAATGGCTTCACTAGGGTTGTTAGATTTATACACAAGGTCTAGTTGAGTCCAAGCTTGTGCAAACTCAAAACTAAATATATCTATGTATTGTCCATCAACAGACTCTGGACTGAAATCAAAACCTGGGTTTATGATTTCTAGCCTGTCTTGTACTCTTTTCTTAATTTCTTGCTGGGTAAGTATAGTAAACCCTTCGCTTGTTAATCCTGCCACTAGGAAACTCCCCAAGGTACGGTTAAGTTTATCTCTCCATAGATAGTTTGAGCTCTAAAGGTAATGTCTAGCTTTCTATTAGCGTATGTAGCAGCTATTTCAATAATAGATTCTACACCCTGAGTAGCTAATATGATAGACTTAGCCCTATCTTCTATGTCATAGAGGTCGTAGTTCTTGATAAAATCTTCTTGATTCAACCAGCCAATGGTAGGATCTAATGCCCACTCACCAAGCCAAGCTTTTAGCTTAGACCTAACTTGCTGAACAACAAACCTACCATCAACCACCCTTGAAACTCCACCACCTACTGGAAATATCAAGTCATTTGTATTCTTATCTAGTGCAAAGTAAGTACTCATACTGCGGGTTTCCCTGTCACTATAGGTAGAGAATCCCCAACACTTAGATGTGCATGAGTCTTCAAGCTAGTTGTACCAGCTAGTACATCCATTTCAGAGGTTATGTTCTCTGTAATGTTTGCTGGCCCTTCTATTGAGAGTCCTGCTGGCACTGTTGGTAATGGCCCACTTGGAGGTATTGGAACTCCTGCTGCTATTCCTCCACCAATTAGTAGGTTTCCTGACACAGCCAATACAGGAGTTATGAACTTTGCATCGGTTGCAGCGTTTACTGTAGCTGTAGTACAGTTTACAGTTACCTTAGGAGAGGTTATATTAGTTTCACCGTCAGCTGTTATATCTAGTGAGGTATCTGTATGCATAGTTATTGCACCGTCAGGTGCTAGATTAACTGTGGTAGATCCTGTTTTGATATGAATATTACCATCAGCCTTTAGTGATATCCTCTGGCTCCTATCTACGTTTCTCCATTCAGAGTCAGTAGCATGGTAATCAGCAACAGCTTGTGGGATAGTGTTTAAACCTACTAAGGCATAACCATCTTGTATATCGAACTTACGCTCTGTCCAAAACATAGGCTGACCTTTAAAGGTCCCAGCTTCATCCTCATTATTAAATAACCAATGATCATAGCCTACTTGACTAAAGAATAGTATACAAGTATTACCCTCCTTGATAGGATGAGTCATTGCCCAACCACCACCAGAGTTTGTATGTACAGGTACATCCTTTAGCAAACCTCTGGGCAGTATCTCACCTAGAGCATTAGCAGAGTCATAAGATCTCTCTACACATATCTTTACTGTTGCTGTTTGTGTTTCAGGAAAGTACTCAACTATCCTTCCTGGCATATTAAAAAAGTAGTCTTTAAAGTTCATAGTTTCTCCTATATATCAATTATCTGAGTAAGTTCTGTTTCTACTGTAGGTATACCCTTAGCAGTAGTATCAGGCCCAGACAAGATAGTGCCTACTCTTTTAGCTCCTTCCATTATTTGGTCAGTAGTGGGAAGAGACTCTTCTGGCTGGTAGGGATATTCTGAACTATGTCCAGTAACTCCACGTATTACACAACCTGCTGAGAGTCCTATCAACTCTTGCCCAACGTCACTATCAACCATAGCCATTGTACTGTAGTAAGCACCCCTAAGAGACTTCTTAAGTTTGCCAGCAGCAGTATCTAGTAGTTCCTCTACCTGTTCAGTAGCTATCTTGGTAACTCCTTCTACCAAACAGTTGGGTACACCTATTGGTCCAGCACTATCTTCTATAGCTTCTACTACCGTATCATCCAACTCATCTTTCAACTCTTCCGGATCTTTGTACAGATCTGTATCACTAGTATGCACATCATAGTTATAAGCTCCTGTTGTAGGATCAAAACCATTACATATATACACAGTAGTTCTAGTCTGCCTTAGTGCATTAACATTTCTGATAGAGAAGTCTCCACCTAATCTTACAAAGGCTTTACTTATTCTAGCTGTCTTAGGTACATTAATATCTATTGCTGCCAGTTGATCAACAGCAGTTACCCTATCCGGTCCAAGTACAACAACCCAGCTTACTGGCGTTGGTGCGGCTCCATTAATAGCATTAGAGATTTGAAGCTCTTCACCAATCAAGGTTAGCTTCATGGTATCAACCATACCAGCCATCTGTTTAGTTTTGAAGCTATTAAATAGTACTGGGGTATACTCACTAAGGTTAGTAATAACTGTACACTTAATCCTAAGATTTACTAAGTCTCTAAGAGATTGAAATATAGTTTTGTTATTATCTGTTGAAGAATATTGATAAGCTGTAGTTGAGTCAGCTAATAAGGTATTTGTTATTAGAGCTTCTATAACTACTTTTCTATTATGACGTATTGCATGGTTACTAATCTGGAAACCCTTCTGTACAGGGAACTTAGTAATTTCAGATGAAGCTTCATGAGCTTCAGAGATTACTGTATGAAACCTAATACTTTGAAAGGTATCTCCAACGAAGTAACTAATACGTGCGGGTGTTACATTAGCCATTTACTAAGCTCCCTTCTGCCAGCTAAACTGTGACATACTTTTACCACTAGTGGGTGAAATAGCAGACACTACAGTTTTCCACAGATCAGTATAGTTAGATCCAGTATGCTGAACTGCAATGGCTTGATACTTAGAAAATCCAGAAGATGCATGATTCAAGAAATCTTCAGCAGTTCCTAATGTATCTAAGCTTGATGTTGTGCCTACAGTGATTAACTTAGAAGCATCTAGTAATACAGAGGGCTTTATATTCCCATCCAAGTTACTTGTTAAGTATAAGGAGGCTGGACCTATCTTAGGATTTGATCTCATATTCAAGCTATCTAATACTACATCAGGCTCTTTATCAACCAGCTCTGTATATTGCACCTCCTCAAGAGTTGGCATATATAAACATATTAAGTTATCTAAGTCTGTATATACATTAAACTTATGTTGTTCCTGCAATTTAGTTATACAAGACTGCAATGATCCCTGAAACTCTGAAGTAATCCTAGGAGGTTGCTGATCTATCCTGCCCTCTGGAAAGGCTTTGTATAATACCTCCCCAGTAAATCCAGCCTCTTTGCATAACTCAGTCATACAAGCTCTTAGTGTTGGCTTAATAACTGTATAGTTAATCTGCTCTTCTAAGAAGTCTTTTCTTAGAGAATCATAACAATATAGGGTAGTAATACTATTAGGTAGTATCTTCTCCTCTATTACGTTGCTTATGTAGTAAGACTTAGCAATTGTGTACTGTCTACCATGTAACTTAGTAATCAGTGTTACATAATTATCTTCAGCTACTATAGCTCTTATGGTATCATCCACTAGGTTGTAAATAGTGAATGAACCTCTGTTAAATTTACCAACAAGTCTTACATCAAAGTCCACTCTAAGACC